CTGGCGAATATTTGGCATACCCAAGATGGACGCACCGGCAAATGACAATGACTGATCACCTCGACCGCGCTGTTACCAACGCCATTGATGAGCATGAGCGACTGTTGCACCACAAGACACTGGAGTTACTGCTTGGTTCCATGGTGCATCGCTCCGGTGTCCGAGAAGTACGAAGGATATTACTGTGGTACGCCCGACATTTGAAGGAGTTCCAATGACTGAGATTGTTCTGACGCACTCGTACTCTTCGATCAAGATGTACGACAACTGCCCTAAAAGATATTTCCACCAGCGTATCGCCAAGCATGTCACTGACCAAGGGGGCGAGGCCACCCTGTACGGGGAGCGGCTGCACAAGATGCTGGAGGAGCGGCTGCGTGATGACGTGGACCTGCCCGCCGAGGCGGCGACCTATGCACCACTGGTCGATGCAGTCCTGCGTTCTGCTGGCAGTGGCACCCTCATGGTCGAGCAGGAGATGACGCTGAACCGCAAGCTGAAGCCCACCGGTTGGTGGGACAAGGATGCGTGGATGCGTTCCAAGCTGGACGTGCTGGTGCTCAAGGGCAAGCGGGCTATCGTTCTCGACTGGAAGACAGGCAAGCGCCGCCCCGACTTCGACCAGTTGGAACTGTTCGCTTTACAGGTGTTCGCCCACCACAAGGATGTTAACGAGGTGAGCAGCGGGTTCGTCTGGCTGAAGGATCAGGCCATCGACCGCAACACCTACAACCGGAACAACATCGGTGAACTGTGGTCGAGCCTGTTAAACAAGGTCAGCCGCATAGAAAGAAGTTTACACAGCGATGACTGGCCTGCCAAGCCTAGCGGACTGTGTAAGTTTTGCCCGGCGAAGCACCTTTGTGATTTTGCAACTTGACAAAAGTGTAAAGGATATGCTATGGCAAGTACCCCCGAAGCGAAGATGAAGAAGAAGGTGGACGCAGTGCTCAGGGAAGCTGGTGTATGGTTCTTTGCCCCTCAGTCGGGCATCTATGGTCGGTCTGGTATCCCTGACCGGATCGCCTGTGTGAGCGGACGCATGGTTGGTATTGAGGTCAAAGCCCCCGGTGCCAAGCGTGGCGTCACTGCTTTACAGGAGAAGACCATGAAGGATATGCGGGCGGCTGGTGCCTATTGCTTCGTGGTGGACAGCGACGAGACGCTGGATACTTTACACACGTTCATCAAGTTGCGGTCGTTCTGATGTTGGTTCTTCCCCAAGCCAAGGCGCTGGCTCTCAAACTTAACAGTCCTGAACGGGTGCTGGCTGCCATCCCTACGGCACAGCGTGTAAACATACGTGGGCAGGAGGTGGTGGTCACACCTCACAAGGTCGAGGAAGTCGAGGCTCTGAACAATCTGGGTATCGGCGCACCTTCGCCCATCCTCTACCACTATGACTGGCCGGGGCGGTTCAAGCCCTACCAGCACCAGCAGGACACGGCTGCCTTCCTGACCATCAACCGCAAGGGGCTGGTGCTTAACGAGATCGGCACTGGCAAAACCCAGAGCGCCCTGTGGGCGGCTGACTACCTGATCGAGACTGGCGCGGTGAGCAAGGTGCTTATCATCTCGCCGCTGTCCACACTGGAACGTGTGTGGGGTGATGCCGTCTACATGGGTCTACCCAACCGCAGGGCTGTTGTTCTCCACGGTAGCGCAGAGCGCAGGAAGAAGTTGCTGCGTCAGAACGCAGACTTCTACGTCGTAAACCATGATGGCTTCCCCATCATCGCACCGGATATCCACGGCATGTTCGATCTTGTCATCGTGGACGAGGCGGCTGTGCTGCGGAACCCTACCACAAAGCGGTTCAAGACGCTTCGCAGGTGGCTGGAGAAGGAACCTAAGATGCGCCTGTGGCTGATGACAGGCACCCCGACACCGAATGAACCCACGGATGCGTGGGCTCTGGCAAAGCTGATCGACAGTCCGTTCTGCACGAAGACCTACACTGCGTTCAGAGATCAGGTCATGATGAAGATCGGCATGTACAAATATATTACCCGGCCTGACGCACCGGAGATCGTGAAACATATCATGCAACCATCCGTTCGGTTCACCCGTGATGAGTGTTTCGACCTGCCTGATACCGTGCTGCAAACCCGTGAAGTACCACTGACCAAAGACCAAGAGCACCACTATAAGCAGATGATGAAGCACCTCATGACGGAGACTGGTGGTTCTGATGGTACGATTACGGCAGTCAACGAAGCCGTGAAGATGATGAAGTTGATCCAGATTGCTTGCGGCGTAGCTTATGGAGAAGATGGTAATGACATCGAACTCGACTGTACCCCACGGGTTAACGCGGTTAAAGAAGTTATTGAGGAGGCTGGCGGGAAAGTCATCGTGTTCGTGCCCCTCACCGGAACGCTGCGAATGTTGGAGCGAGAACTCTCCAAGCAGTGGACAGTCAGTGTCGTCAATGGAAGTGTATCGTCAACGCAGCGAGATGTTATTTTCTACAATTTCCAAAATGCCACTGACCCGCGTGTTCTTATTGCTCATCCTGCTACTATGGCTCATGGTCTTACCCTGACGGCGGCAAGTACCGTTATCTGGTACGGACCAATCCCTAGCAACGAGCAATACACACAGGCCAATGGCCGTGTGGAACGTATCGGTAAACGCCATGTGTCAAACGTGGTGCATATCCAAAGCACCCTACTAGAGAAGAAGGTGTTCGACAGACTTGCTGGCAAACAAAAGATGCAGGGCCTACTGCTAGACCTGATCCAGCAAGAGATGAATAAATAAGACTACCAACAGGAGAATATGAATGATCAACATAGATGATGCCATCGCGGCATACATAAAACTACGCGAGAAGAAGGGCCAGATCAAAGCTGAAGCGGAAGCCAAAGCGAATGAGATCACCGCCAAGCTGGACAAGTTGGAGGGCTGGTTGAAGGAACAGGCAGATGCCAACGGCGTCACCTCGTTCAAGACCAAGCATGGCACGGCGTTCCTTACTACGGTGGACTTCGCTACGGTGGCTGACTGGGATGCGATGCTTACCTTCGTCAAGAACAACGATGCCTACGATATGTTTGAGAAGCGCGTCAGCAAGACCGCCGTGCGTGGGTATATCGACCAGTTGAAGTCAGTGCCGCCGGGTGTGAACTACGGAACGCGCATCGAAGTGAACGTGCGTAAACCAACAGCAAAGGAGGACTAAATGAAAAACCTAATACGCAAGTGGCTGGGCATTGAATACCCAGAAGCCAGATTTATAACAGCGCAAGTAGAAACACGCGATGTCCTTGATGGTTCAGAGATGGCATTCGTCGGTTATCGCATTGACAACGGGTACATGCTGCGCATCTCAGGACGTGGCAATAATACGATGGTTGTCGGTGCTGGTGTTAAGTTGATCTACTGCACTGACGAGAAAGATATGGCTGAGAAGATCATCGCTCATCGTGCATTCGACAAGATCGCCGGTCAGCAATCCGTTTCCTACTCTGCAAAAGTTAACAAGTTTTAACGCTCATTACAGGAGAACATCATGAGCAATCTTATCCCGACCAACATTCAGGTTCCGGCCCACCTCGCTAAGCGTGTCGGCCAGCCGTCCGCACTGGCGCAGTCTCTGTCCGGTGGTATCGGTGGTGGCGAAGCCATTCCGCGTATCTCGCTGAAGGGTGCCCGCTTCCGTATCAAGGACGGTGACGCTGAGACCGTGCTGCCGAATACCCACCTCGACGTAGTAATCGTCGGTGCCAATCCCCGCCTGTCCAAGACGTGGTATGCCAAGACGTGGACGCCGGATGCAGAACCGGCTGCGCCTGACTGCTTCTCGCTTGATGGTGTGCGCCCCAACCCGGACAGCACCAACATCCAGAATGATCTTTGTGCGACATGCCCGCACAATGCATGGGGCTCCAAGGTCACACCCATGGGCCAGAAGATCAAGGCTTGCGCCGACCAGAAGCGCCTTGCCGTGGTGGCTGCCGATGATCCGTCCGGTCCTATCTATCTGTTGCAGGTGACGCCCGCTGCACTGAAGGGACTGAACCAGTACCAGAAGGAACTGGTGATGCGCGGCATCGCTCCTGAGATCGTCAAGACCCGCATCTCGTTTGATACCGATGCGTCTTTCCCCAAACTGCTGTTCGGGTTCGGTGGCTTCCTTGATGAGCCCACCATGGATGCAGTCGATGCGCTGTTCGGTTCTTCCGAAGTGAAGGTTATCACTGGAGAAGAAACTGCTGCGCCTGCCCCGGCTCCGGTCGAACAGCCCAAGCCCCAGCTTGTGCGGGCAGTTCCCGCCCCGGCTCCGGTTCAGCAGGTAGAGGAAGAAGTCGAGGAAGCTCCCGCCCCGGCTACCAAGAAGCGCGGCTTTACGGCGGCTGCTCCCGCCGCTGAAGCGGCTCCCGCCCCGGCTCCAGTCGCTGCGCCCAAGCCGAAGGCTGCTCCCAAGGTGGCTGCTCCCGCCAGCAACATCGCTGACGAGATCGCTGCACTGATCGGTGAAACCAATGCTGACGACGAGTAATGCACCGAAGGTCGTAGACTTTGCCAAGGTTGAGGTACTGCGCAGACATATGCTGCTGTCAGTATCCGACATGGCAAAGGTGCTCGGCGTTTCACGGGTAACGTACTACTCATGGGTGCGGGGTAAACAGCCCCGTATGTCCAACATGGCCCGTGTAAAGCTGCAGTTAAAGAAGATGCTGGCTCTTCTGACAGAGCAAGGCTGGCCTACTACAGACGTTCTGGAGATGGAACAGCAAGAACGAGTACAGCGTCTTATTGAATTGCTCGGTCAGGAGCAGTAGCATCACGCGATGGGGGGAGTTCAGGCTCCCCCTTTCGTTCCTAAAAAAACCAACGGGAGACGACCGATGAACACGCCGGATTTTTTACGGCATATCCTTCCTTCCAGCGGTATGTACTGCTGCTTTACCCTGATGGGCGAGTACCCACGGCAACGGTTCTTTAACGATACCACTGGTCTTGCAGATTACCTGATGCAGATGAGCAATCAGGGGCATAACACTTACTATGCTGTGTCGTCGTTCGGTGGGAATACTCGTACACAGGACAGCGTGGTACTTACCAAGGCGCTTTACCTTGACGTGGACTGCGGCACTGACAAGCCATACCTCGACTGGAAGCAAGGGCTCAAGGCGCTCAGTAAGTTTCTCGCAGACACACAGTTGCCCAAGCCGATGATTGTCCATAGTGGCAACGGTCTGCATGTGTACTGGGTGCTAACAGAAGAACTTGCCCCCGTAGCATGGAAACCATTGGCGGCTGGTCTCAAGGAAGCTACACGCACTCATGGGTTCAAGGTCGATCCGACCGTAGTTACAGATAGCGCCCGCGTACTTAGGGCACCGGGTACGGTGAACCACAAAGGTGGCAACGAAGTAAAGGTGCTGCTCAGCGCAGATGAAGTTACTCCTGCTGATATGTCGGCACTGCTTCAGAAATATGTTCCTGCAGTAGTTACAGTTGCACCCAAGAAGACCACACTGATCGACAACCTCGCAGTCAAGCAGGAGTATCCCCCAGCGAATGCCGCGACACTGGTTGCGAAGTGCCAGCAGATTGCATGGGGCGTAGGTAATCAGGCCGATGTGACGGAACCCTTCTGGTACGCACTCATTGGGATCGCAGCATTCTGCGATAAGCCAGAAGAAGTAGCAGTTGAATGGAGCAAGGGACATCCCGGCTACGATGAGGCGGCGACACTTAAGAAACTTAATCACTGGCGGCAGTCCACCACAGGTCCAACGACATGCAATAAGTTTGAGAGCGAGAGACCGGACGGCTGCAAGAAGTGCAGGTTCCACGGCAAGATTGGTAGCCCTTCCCGGTTAGGATTGCAGTACGAGGAAGTGCAGGTTGCTGAAGATGCACCAGATCAGGAAGCGTTTATCGCGCCGATACCCAAGCCCTACAAACGCACAGCAGACGGGATCAAGTACACGGTCGATGGGACTGACATCGACGTTTGCAAGTTTGACATCTACCCTGTTGGTTATGGATATGACGAGACCCTTGGTTATGAGACGGTTCGCTATCACTGGAAGCGCCCGCATGTGGGCTGGACAGAACTTGCATTCCGCCAAGCATTTCTTGCGGAGGGTAGCCGCGAATTTTCCACAGCGATAGGCGATAAGGGCATCGTACTTATCAATAAAAATCAGACAGGGGCATTCCAGCAGATGCTGCGTTCATACATGGATAGCCTACGACAGATACGTTCTGTCACGAACCTCTATTCCACCATGGGGTGGAAGGAGGATAACACCTCATTCGTACTAGGTGACAAGGTACTCAAAGCAGACAGTCATGGGGTCGTTCATACTGAACACATCACGATGGCATCTCAGTCACAGCGTGTGACCGAAGACCTATATAGTACGAAAGGCACGGTGGATGAGTGGGCACAGTTCACATCTCTGCTCCAAAAAGCCAACATGCCTGTCCATATGTTTGTACTCGGTGTCGGTTTCTCCGCGCCGCTCTATCAGTTCACTGGGCTCAAGGGTTTGGTCATCAATCTCTGCGGTCCGACAGGTGCTGGTAAAACACTGGCGCAGGTGATGCAGCAGTCGATCTATGGTGATCCAGCCAAGCTACACTTCTCTGCCAAGTTCACACAGAATGCAGTGTTCTCCCGGTTCGGTCTGTATAATAACTTGCCAGTGACGATTGACGAAGCCACCATGATGCCGGACAAAGAGGTCGGTGACTTCTGTTACTGGGTATCCCAAGGGCGCGATAAGGCCCGCCTTACAAAAACATCTGAGGAGAAGGAAGCCCGGACGTGGGCTACGCCCTGCACCACCAGCGCCAATCGGTCACTGGCATCGAAACTGTTTTCGTCCGGCATGGATACTGACGCGCAGATGGCGCGTATCCTTGAGATCAATATGCATCCCCACCCGCTGTTTACCCGTTCGACAGATGCAGGACGCATGATCTACAACTTCGCCATGGAGCATCACGGTACTGTTGGCGAAGTCTTCCTTAAACATCTTGTGTCTATTGGTGAGACTGGTCTGCGGGCTATGATCGCTGAGCACATTATTGAGTTTAAGAAGAAGTACAACGCTGACTTTTCTGGACAGGAACGCTTCTGGGAAAACGCCATCATCCTCGCTGACTTCGCCAACAAGCTGGCGGCTGAGCTTGGACTGATCCAGTACGATTATAGCCTTGGTACAGTCTATGTTCTGAACCAGCTGGGTGCTATTCGCTCGTCTATGACGACAGTGAAGATGGATTGCTTCGACGTGTTGTCCGCCTACATGAACGACAATGCTGCCGCTGCGCTGACGATTATGCATACCACGGGGCAGAAGCCCGCTTACGACTACACTCGGCTACCGCGCAGCGGCATCCGTATCAGAGTTGACGTGTATCGCAATACATCTGGCGGTAACTTTACTCACGGCACCATCATGGTAGACAAGATACACTTTAAGCAGTGGGTCACGGCGAACCGTGGTGACTACAACCAAATCCTCAAGGACTTTGAGAAGGAAAATGTAGACGCTACGCCGAAGTCAGGCAAGTACAGCATGGGTAAAGATACGCCTGTGAAGATCGGCCAGACCTACGTATTCGGTGTGTCGCTCAGCCATGACCGCCTACAGGGCATCCTCAACGATGCCGATGATAACGTGGACAACATGGCATTCGGCCAGCTTCAGGTAGTCGTCTAGCTATTCGATCATCTGGTCCATGAGGCGGGATGCCTCTACACGTCCCGCCTTACTTGTGGACTTGAGCGTACGTTCCACTGCGCTGCGCTTTGCTTCCTTCAAAGCCCGCTGAGAGTTCTTCAAGAAATTGGAAACCTCAAGCTGTGTACCCTTGGCAGCGCGGTTCCACTCGATCACGGACTGTTCGATCTGGCGGGCGTATGCCCGGTCGCCAGTAAGCATAGCCTGTACCCAAGCGGTGCGATAGCCAGCCACAATTTCTTTCTGGTAGTTGCTCACTCGTTTGGCAATACGGATGGCGTCATACTGCTCGGCTGCTGCCTTGGGATAGAAGCCCATGATACGGGCAGCAAGTGTACCGATGGTCATGTCAGGCGACACCACGTAGCCACGGCGATCTACAATCGCACCGTTTGCCATATAGGCGTAAGTATCACCAAACATGCGGCCCAGTGTAATGGGCGAGGCCCGCAGCGCATCCACAAACGTCTGACCTTCAGAGAACGGAGCCGCTGCCATATCGCGGGTGAAAGTCGCCGCGCCCAGAGCCATGGCTGGCATGGGACCAAGGATGTCCTTCACTTCCTCACCAATGGTGGAACCCGCCAGCAGCAGACCAGAGCCGGGGATAAAGTCACCTTGGCTGAACCGCGAAGCCACGTCAGCCGGAATACCAAGGGCAGTGTTCACTGCACCTTTGAGAACATAAGGCGACACGCCCGGTGCGATACCCTCCAGTATCTTTACGAACTCGGCACGAACGCTGCCCATCTGCAACCCAAGTGCCTGCGCAATGGTGTCAACCAAGTCTTCGATATCTTCTGCGAAGGGGAAACCCGTCACGCCAGCGAACAGCCAGAGGGTACCCAGCATGATGATCTGGCCCTTCTTGTCGAGGCGGCGCATAAGCTGGATGGTCGTGGTCGGGTATACCTTATACATGTAGAGGAACGACTGGATGCCATCGCGCCAGACCGGCGGACGGTTCAGCACGGAGTATTCACCAAGGGTCAGGTCGAGCGACTGGATAGCGAAGTCACGGGCAGCAGTGACATCACCGCCGTTACGTTTCATCGCCAGACGGAAGGCCGCGAGACCGGCAGCACGGCGAGACGCCTGCTCCGTACGGTTGAAGGGCAGCATGAACGCATCGACGCCGCGCAGCATCCAGCGGTTGGTAATCCCAGTACGAGCAGTGCCAAGCAGGGCGTTTGACTGAGCAGGAATAAGTTTACCTTCGCGGATTTCCAGTGCGAGGAAAGCGGCTTCCTCTTGGGTCAGGTTGGACTTGGCGAGTGCTGCCGGGTCATTCAGCAGGCCCTCGTAATACTCGGCAGTGTTGTACTTGTTGCCTACGATACCAGTCAGACCCACTTGGTTCAGCGCCACCTGATAGGCAGCCATCACCTGACCGACACTGAAGCCGCCGCCGAAACCATTGCGGGAGTTGTAGCTCGCCATGTACGGCAGCCAGTTGGTGTAAGGCGATATCATATTCATCACGCCCTGCGCGATGGAACCGCCAAGCTGGAAGATACTGGTCGCTGCACGCAGGCTGGACGCGACACGGCCCACACCGAAATTGCTCTCGGTGACGAAGCGGCTGTTGTCGAGGAAGTCCAGCGTGCTCTGGGCTGAGTTGTAGAACCGGTTGTAGTTGTACTCCTGCAGCTTGCCATCGGCCTTGAGCTTGTCGTAGCCAGCCTTAGAACCATCCCAGCCCTTTGCACCGGGATATGTTTCAGCGAACATGAACAGCTTGTGGTCAAGCTGGTGGCGGTAGTGCTGCTTTTCCTCGGGATTGGTCGCAGCATTCCAGCGATTGTAAGTGGAGAACACCCCAGCAAGATCGCCAGTCCACAAGCTCAGGCTCTCGCTGTTGCTACGGTCCATGAGGTCACGCATACGCGGACGAGTAATGGTCTTGGCAATCGTGGCAGCGCGCATCTGGATGTGTCGCGCCATGGCGAACACGCCACTGTCCTTGTCGTAACCCGGAGTATTGCTGAACTCCATGCGCTTACGAAGCTGATCGCCAGCCTCGGTAAGAGTGCGGATAACGAGAGACATCTTGGCTGGCGTCAGGTTGATCTTGAACAACCGCAGGCCATGCATGAACTCATCGAGGTTCAGCGCCGGGTCAGCCGACACCTGCGAAAGCGCCTCACCGAACTCGGCGCGCACTGTCACAGTCTGCTGGGCGTAACTACCATCATCCTGCTGGACCATAACGTCCATGGTCTGACCATCAAGCTCGGCATTGAGAACATCAGCAGCGTTGCTTGCCATGCTGGCATTGTCGAACTGGCTGTAGTTCAGCAGTGCGCGGTGGTTCTCATGCAGGCGTACCGGATTGCCGTTCTCATCGTAAGCCTGCAGCCGCATCTCGAAAGCCTTGTCGCGGATCACCGGGACATAGCCACCAGCCATCGTGCGTTTGGCACGCTCTTCTTCGACACCAAGACTTACGTCATCAAGGATGATGCGCTTGATCTCGTTCTGGAACAGGAAGGTCAGTTCACCATCAGGCACCTTCCGCTTGTCGCGGAAGTCCCCAAGGCTAGCCATAAAGTCATCAGCATCTTTCTGGTTCTCAAAGAAGGCGCGGACATCCGGGTCGTTCTTGG